AGGAAAGAGTTTCATGCGGAGATTGTCTGGTCCTCAGGCTCATTGCTCCTTTGAAATTCTTTGGTTGGCCATGATGTTTATGGCTGGTTTCTTTACACGTCATCAAATACAAAAACTTTTTGCGATGGTTCCTTCACGGGATTCAAAAACTTGGAGTGACTTCTTTGGTGAGTGTTGCCGTAAGTTTGGATCTGGATTGGCAGAAGCTGCTTCAACTCAAAAGATCTATGAACAGGTGGAGGTTACCGTTGAGACGGTTAAAGACACTTTTTCAAAGATTGCAAAACTCGTTGAAGCTGCTGCTCTTGTTGTTTGTTTTGCGACTTTGGCGACTGCTTGTGAGACTGTTAAGCAGTGGGCTGCTCTTCTTGGTCTTGTTTTGATTCCAAAATATGGGCAACAATTGTGTGTTGATTTCATTTCCATGTTTTCAAAACCAACTGCTCATGGAGATGAAACTGTTGAACCTTTTGTTACTGTTTTTCTAACTTTGATTTCTGTTCTTTTTACTGGTACTTTATCAACTTCTATTGTTAACAATTTCTTTCGTTTGTATGATGTGACTGGTTGCAAGGATTTGTTCAAGAATGGTAGCAAGCAGGCAATTTCTAAATTGTCTGATCTTGTTATTATCCTTCTTCGTTTTCTTGTGAGCTGTCGTTCAAATGAAACAATTCGAGCCTTACTAACTCGTGTGGACATTGCAGAAGAAAGTCGAAGAACGATTGCCGAAGTTCCGAAGTTGTTGGTTGAAATGGCTCATGCGGTTTTGGCTTGTGGTCAGATGAGTAATGATCCTGCTCTCTATGCCCATCTTCCAAATTATCAGGAACTTTTGGCTCAAGCGTGTGGAGTTCTTCGCACTTTAGTGCTTGTGAAAGAATATCCTTTTGCAGAGAGAGTGCATTTTACAAATGAGTACAAGAAACTGTATGAGGCTGTCATGAGTGCTGTGAATTCGCGTAATGTTTTATCCCGTGTTGAGCCAACCGTTGTGTATATTGCTGGGCCAGCTGGGATTGGCAAGACTTATATTGCGAAGGCTCTTGCAGAGGAGATAGCTAAGCGACAGTGGCCTGAAGAATTCAAAACAGGTGCATATTTGTATGACAGGAATCCCATTCAAGATCATTGGGACGGTTACTGTAATCAGCCAATCTGCAAGATGGAGGAGTGTTTTTCCCGACCAAATGCTGGAAAGGAGACAGCTGATGTTGAGCATCAAACCTGGTTACCTTTGATATCTAATGCGGTCTATGGTTTAAAGATGGCAGATATTAAGGAAAAGAAAACAAAATTTACATCTGAAGTTGTTATTTGTACATCCAATGTTGCTTTTCCTGAGACAGGTACCGTGGATCGTGCAGCTCTCTTGCGTAGAATGGAGAACCATGTGTTGATATCTTGGGAGAATGGTTTCCCAGCTCGTGTTGATCCATCGAATCCAAATTTGACTTCACAGGGGTTATCCCGCGATAACTCTCATTATAAGATGCGTATTTGGAAGCAAGGTAAATATTTACCAGTTCCCGTTGGCGTTGTTGCAGACAATGGCAAAGTTAAGGGACCTGTAAACCAGTCTGGTGCAACTGCACCTTCACGTTCTGATGATTTTACTCAAGCGGGATGGCCTCTAAAGTATGTTGACACTTCTGTTGAACCTGCAGTGAATAAATTTTACGTGGATGACTACACAACCATTTCTTTGGATGCGCTTGTTGACAGAGTTGTTGAATCTGTGAAGGCTAAAAATCGTGAAGCGAATATAGCTGCCAAGGCACATGCTTCCGATGAAGTTGTTACTCAATCTTTGATTCTTCCAGGTCATGTGGGTGACCATGCTGAATACAGTGAATATCAGTTTCCATTGCGTAACCAGTATGGTGATATGGTTTTTGGGAGTTCTAACGGAGAGATGATTCGTAGCATTTCTAGCTTGAATGAACTTGTGAACTTTAATGTTTCGTTGCTTAGGAAAATAGTTAAATGTCGTTTTGGTAGTTCTGTTTCTTTGTTTGAATCGTGGTATTGTAGAGGCGTTTCTCAGTCTTTTGATTTTGAGGAAGGTGCGACTGAGGAACGTTTAACATGTGCGCTTGATGTTGTGACTGCTTATCGGACGTTTTGTCGTGGTCGTGTCGCTCCTGCAGTTGAACACGATTTGCCATATTTTGTGGCTCGTCTTGGTGAAAGAGGTTTTCTCTTTGCAGATGGTGATAACAAAACCATGATTGGGCCAAATATAAATGGACAGCGTATTCAGTTTCAGCTTCGTCATTTACATCTTGTGAGTGTTGGTGTCTTTGCTCCTGATGATTATGAGGTCTTATGCGAAGTTCGTGATCGCATGGGCATTGAGCAACAATACTCAGCTTTTTGGGTTGGTGTTCTTGGCTTTTGTATTATATTGTATCGCTTTTTCATTTTCTGTTTCTTTGCTTTTATTATGATTAATTTTGTTAAAACGCTTTTATCTGTGATTTTGTCGATGTTTGTGTCAAAGAAGGACAAAATAGTGTGCAATGGCAATGACATTGAGCATATGTTGTACATGCGTGAGCAAGCCGGGTTGTCTTGGCAAGGTGATGATCGAGGTTATGAGGATCGTGAAGGAAATCGTTATTTTTACGATCCAGAGAAACGTTCTTGGGTCAAGTATGAGAAACATGGAAATAAGAGACAAGGAAAGAAAGGTGCAACAACACGAAGGATTCGTGGTGGAGCTCG